CGGCCGGCGCTGGCCTTCACCGTCTGCGTAGTGCCGATGGTGACAGGCGCGGTGAAGGCGGCGACGGACGGGAACCCGGCGTCGTCGTAAACGACGCCGATTGTCTGCTTAGCCATTGCGAAGCGCCCCTTTCCGGGGGTTGGTGATTACGGGAGAGGGGCGCGCTACCTGGCGTAGAGCGCGATCTCGACGCCGGTCATGGTGCCGGTCAGGGTCCACGAGATCCGCCCGTACTCCGGGAGCACGAGGAAGGTGCCCGACCCGCCGCCGCCGTGGCGGCCGGCGTAGGCAACTGCCTGCCCTGGGGACGAGGCGAGCGTGACTTTGAGGAGCTGGGGGAAAAGGTTTCCCTGGGAGTCGTAGCCGTCGAGTTGGACTGTCGCGGTGGTCCCGGAGCCTGCGGTGGCGTTGACGGACAGCCACACGTCGTCGGCCCAGCGCAGGTCGACGGCGGTCCGGGGCACGCCCGGATTCGGGGCCGCGGTGTACGCGCCGGAGTTGCCGGACGTGGTGATGGCGGTGGCGGGGCCGTTGCTGGTAAGTGACCAGATGAGCCGTACGGAGTCGTCGAAGGACATGCCGGCCTCCTAATCGGTGGGGATGAGGAAGGCGGCGAAGGCCGAGAAGGCGAGCGGGGTGGCCGGCGAACTGCAGCACCGGCAGCGCGGATGCGCCGGAAGAGCGGGGAAATCGGCCGGGGCATACGGCTCGTTATCCTCGTTGTCCTGGCAGACAGGACATACGCGATCGTCGCCTGCCGTCAGCCAGTCCGCGAGGTCCAGTCCTTCGGCCTGGTACAGCCCGAGCGTGGCCTGCGCGAAGCCCGACCACATGCTGTTGTCGACCGCTGCGGTAACCGCCCGGACATCCTCGCCCGCGATCGCGGCCTCGACCTCGGCGGCGACCTGCGCGTCAGTCGCCCCGGACGTGGCCATGTCCGCGAGGATCCGGCCGACGTCGGCCGATGCCCCGCCGAGCACCTCCTGCACCGTCGCGTCGGCGATGCCCGGCTGCTTCTCCAGGTACGCGACCCCTGCGAGCATCGCATCGTAGGCTCGCGCCCAGTCGAACCCGTACGCGGCGGCCTGGTCGGCGGCCACGGCGAGCGCCGCAGTGCTGCCCTCTGCCTGCGCGGCGGCCAGGGCTGTGGCGATCGCCTGCTCGAGGTCCGCGTACTCCGGGTCCGACAGGATCGTGAGCAGCCACGCGAGGGCGGCGTCCCTGGCCTCCGCCTTGCGGCGGGCGGCGTCCTGGTCGGATTCGGCGGCGGGGATCATCTGCTCGCGGCGGTACTTCTCCGCCAGGGCGCGGGCGTCAAGCTTCTTGGCTAGCTTCCGCCAGATCGCGGTGACCTTCGCGACGTGCCCGGCGGTCAGTTCGTCGCGGCGCCGGTAGACCTCCGCCCAGGTGCCGGTCAGTTTCCCGAGGTGCAGCGACACTTCGAGGATGCCGGGGTCGTCGCGGTTCTCGGTCGCGTGCGCGACGGCGGCCGCGCACCCGGCCTTCACCCGGTCGGTCATGGGGCCGTCCGACAGCGCCCACCCTGCCGCGTACGCTTCCCTGGCCTGCTCGGCGAGTGGGTCGCTGAACGGGTAGTCGGTGCGCTTCTTGCCGTGGACGGCGGAGACCGCGCCGAACTCGACGGGGAACGCGGCCAGGCGTCCTACCGGGTCGGCGTCGTCCTGCCCGCAGTACCTGATGGACATGTGGGCGGTGAACCCGTGCTCGGACGGTATCGCGATGCCTGCCTCGTCGAGCGCCTTGCGGGCGTCGGCCCGGAGCGTCTCCAGTTCGGGCGCGTCGACGAGCGCGACGATGACGTCTTTCTCGCCGCCGGTGAACCGGGCGTGGCCGGAGATCGCCGCGGTGAACGGGGGACGGTCCGCGAGGGCCTTCGCGACGGCCTTCAGCGCCTTGGGGTCGACGTCGGCCGCGTCTCCGGTGTAGGCGATCGTGACGTGCATCGAATCGGCGTCGAGCCCGTCGGCGACGGCGAGCTTCTCGGCGGCTGCGGGCGGCGGGTAGAGGGCGATCATGCAGGAGCCGGTGTAGTCGGGCTGCGTGTCGGCCACGGGGAAGCCTCCCCGCAGCGGGCTACGCTGGCGTCATGAGCGGAACACCAGCCCGGGAAGACAGCCTCCCGGCCGGGCTGAGGACCATAGCCGAGTTCAACGCGGGCACGGAGAGGCTGCGGGCAGATCTAGGCGTGCCGGCGAGCGGGCTTCCATCGATCGGGGCGGCAGTCCTCGCGGAGGCTGCCGAACGCCACCGGCGGCAGCTCGCGGAGGTCTCGGGGTGCCAGTCGTGCGGCCTGTCGGCCACCGGTGCCGAATGGGACCTGCTGCGGCACGCCCAGGCGATGAACTTCACGCTGCGCCGCGTCCGGTGGCTTGCGGAGACAGGGGCCGCGTCAGGTTCGGCCGTCCCGGTGCCGCTGATCATGGCGGCGCTGACGGAGCCGTACCGGTTCCCGCTGCCCGAGGTCGCGGGAAGCCTGCTGTCACCCGCGCAGAGGCTGCTTACGCTCAGGGCGCTGAGGCACGCGGCGAACCACGCCTACGCCGAGCAGGAAGCTGAGTACCTGCAGCTCATCGAGTCGCTAGGGCTTGAGGCCGGGCTGCTTCAGTGGCACTACGGCCCCACGGAATCCGATCCGGACCGGGGCAAGATGTGGTGCCCGGGCTGCGGTGCCGAGGTCTACGCGCTTGAGGACGGCTACATCTGCTCGGGGTGCGGCCGGCAGGCGGAGTTACGTGGCGGCCGTCCCGGCTAAGGTGACCGGAGCAGCTCACGCCGCAGATTCGCCGTTGCCCGTGCTCGCGCCGTGGGCAAGCATCGCCCCGATGATCGCGGTCACCTCGATGAGGGTGAACCCCGCTTCGCGCATCCCCTTGTACATCTCGTGGATCGTCGCCAGGCCCTCGGCGGCCGGGGTCATCGGGTCAGCGGGGCCGGGGTTCGCTTTGTCCATGGGGATCATCCTCCCGCATGTCAGGCCAGGCTTTTCCCGCCGCCGCGGCGAAGGTAGCGGCCGGTTTCTTCCGCCATCACTTTGCGGATCTCGGCGGCAAGCGCGTCCTTGTCGACGGCGGAGCCGGTCACAGTGATGTTGACCGTCGTGGCCGCGAATTCCTCGCCGGGGCTGAACGCGACCTTGATGCCGGTCTCCCGCTCGATGGCGTGACCGTAGTTGCGGGCGGTTGCCAGGTCGGCGCGGTTGAAGCTGAGCGGCAGCCGCACGGCGAGCACGTCGCCGGGCCTCAGCGCTATCCCGGACTCGCGGACGGCATCGGCCAGGGCGGCGGGATCAAGCTCGGTCATCAAGTCTCTTTCCTGAACTCGTATCCCGCCTGCGCTTATGCCGAAGCAAGCGGACCGTCGACACGGCGGTCACGCCGGCCGCCCCGGCGATGCTGGCCGGCCACGGGATCGCGCCCAGCCCGATGTGCTCAGCCAGCATGCGGCCTAGCGCGACCCCGATCAGGGAAGCAGCGAACCCGGACGTGATCCTGAGTGCCGTCATCAAGGTGCCCGGAGCGGGACTGGGGAGCACTTGCAGTTCGGGCGCGCACCTGGCGCCCCGAACCCGAACGCTGTTACCGGCGGCGTCTTGTCATGATCCCAGGACCCGGCACGCTCGGCCGAGGCGGCCGTGGTCGATGCCGGGTCGTAGCGGTGCGGGTCCTGCAGCGTGCTCTCCGGCGGCGCGTCGAGCTTGCGGTACTCGGTGACGATCTCGTGGACGACGACGGCGATCAGCTTCGCGATCACCGCTGCCGTTCCCGGACCCGCATCTCGGTGACGAGGAAAGTGAACGTCCCCGTCCGGATCTCCCCGCCGTCCATCACCGGCTGACCGTCGAGAACAGGCTCCCCGTCGGCGTCAGTGAACACGGTCAGGTCGGCTGTTACCAGGCTCTCCGGGCTCACCCGCACGCTGATGCCCGTGGCCGTCGTGATCCGCCGCCTGGTCACGGCGTCCGTGACGGTGACCTTCCAGCCGGTCATCGACGAGTACGGGCTGGCGCCGTG